AGCCGATCCAGCGCGGACCAATAGTACGGATGAGTCTGATGCGCAGAGTCGAGCGCCGCCCGGATGGCCGGGTCGGCCACGATGCGTAGCCGATCCAGCGCGGACCAATAGTACGGATGAGTCTGATGCGCAGAGTCGAGCGCCGCCCGGATGGCCGGGTCGGCATGCGTAGTCATGACGGTACCGTCGCGAATTCGATCCCGGCCGTCTCGATGGCTGCGACTAGAGGTGCTATTCCGGCGATATGGCCCGCGCTGGCCAATGCCCGTGTGGCAACGGCAACGGCCGTTGCATCGATCTCAATGGCAGCCGTCAACAATTCGATAGTGCGATTTAGAGTCTCGGGCGTAGCAGCATCGGTCAGACTCCGTAGAGCCATGACAAAGGCATCCTGCCGGGTTGGCAGCGGCTGCATGCCTGACAGCAGGTCGGCTACGGTCGGGATATCGCGCTTCGCGACCCATGCGGCGAACGTGCCCGCCGCTGCATCCCCGACCGTCAGGGCTGCCATAGTCGTATCCCCGGTCAGGTCAACTAGCGCGGCGGCGTTCGTCCATGATCGCGGTGACGGCCATGGGCCTGACCGCTTGCTAATAGTGGTGGGCACGGCGAGGAGTTCGGCCGGGATCGTCTCGATGTATTCGGCGATCAATTGCAATGTGTGGGATGGCTGGACTTTCGCCCAAGCGATCCATTCGGCCGTTGGCGCGGGCCAGTCAATGTGTACCCAACGATTGGCCATTGCAGGCTCGATTGCCCATCCGCCTACCGCAAGGTCAGGCGGGTTGGCGGCTGCCACGATGCGGCAGTCAGCGGGGAGCGTCCAGCCATCGGCCCGCTTGGATTGGACAATCCCGAGTAGCGGCCCGGCCACTGACGGCGGAACGGTCGTTAGTTCGTCCAGAAACAGGATCGTTGGTTCGCCCTTAGCGGCATGCTCATTGATCCGTCGAGCCCATCCGGGCATCGTCGGCTCTGTGTACTTACGGTCCTCGGTCGGCATCGGAATTCCGAGGATCGTGGTCGGGTCCTGTGCCGATGCGATGACTACTTCCAAGTAGGCGCCGCGCTCGGCGGCTAGGGCCTCGATGGTCGCTGTCTTAGCCGTGCCCGGGGCTCCCATGAGCAGTACGGGCCGATTGGCATCCAAGCATGCGGCAAGGTCAGTGCTCGGCGTTCGTTCGGTCATGACGCGTTCTTTCGGGAGTAGACGCGTCGGGCGGTGGCGACGAACACTCCGCCGTCACCGAGACAAGAGACACCGCCGGAGCGGGCAAGAGCGGTCGCCGTCATGCGGGCAACGGCGCCGCATCCCGGGCACTGTAGTTTCACCTGACGGTCCGGCTGCACCGGGCCAGTGTGCGCGTCACCGTGACGGCATCCCGGGATGGCGCAATCGTGCTCGGTCGTGCTCGTCGCATCGGCGGCTGCCGCTGCGTGGGTTGCGCGGTAGGCCGCTGCGACGGTTGACCGATTAACGGCTGCCTGTGCGTTTCGGTCGGCATCCTCGGCCGTCATGACCTCGGTGGCTGGATCGATGGCGCCGACCTTGGCGGCTGCCATCAGGTCAGCAAGCGTAGTTCGCTTGCCGTTCGTCGTTGCGGTCATTCCTGACCCTCTGTTGCGGTTCGGGGTTCGCCGTTCGGTGTTCCGTTCGGTCGGCCCGTAGGGCCAACGGTAGCAGCGGAGCACGGCAATGGCAATGCATCTGGGTGTTGATCCCTTAACAAACCTTGCAAAGTGTGCCCGATATGAGCATGGGAGAGCATGTCGCAGGGTGTCGTGATGGGGTGGGAGTGTCCACTACCACCGATCCACCACCGAAACAGGCCCGCGCGGCCCGAATTCGGCCGAATTGGCCCGACGGGGTAGGGTGCCGCCTCTTTCGGGGATGCGCGCGTGCGGACGGACAGTCCCTACGCCGAGGGTCCCAAACGCCCAAAACCAAATAATCCACCACTACCCAAAAAAAATTGAGCACGAAAAGTGGTGGATGGTGGATTTTGCCCTCCTTCTGCTATACGCAATATCATATCTAGGGGAGAATAGGAATAATCCACCACTATCACCACTAGTACCACCCTGATCGACCTGACCAGACTTGACACCTGCCCGGGATGTGGTAAGGTGTAGTCACACACAGCTCTTGAAAGGAGCCCAGCCGCAAATGAACATCCCCAACAATCAGGCAGGCACCGGGAACCCTCCTCAGATTGAGGACGGCGTCTACCCCGTCCGCTTCGAGGACATCGAGACCCGCGTGGTCGAGGCGTTCAAGACCGACAAGGACAAGTTCGGCCACCCCGACGACGGGACCCGCTACGACTTCGTCTGCACCATCCTCGATGACGACCGCAACCCCGTCCTTCTGGCCGACGTCCAAGAGGGCATCGAGGACCCGGACGAGGAGTTCGTCATCAAGCGCACCGCCAAGAGCGTCAAGACGTTCTCCGGCGGCGAGAAGAGCAACAGCTACTACTACCTGAAGGGCATCCTCTCTTCCGTTGAGATGAGCCTCTTCCAAGCGTCCGGTAAGGGCGACGAGCAGGCCGACGCCATGTGGGCGGCCGCTGCCGAGAAGCTCGCTGGCCGCATCCTCATGATGCAGGTCAGCCACAATGACAAGGGCTGGCCCCAGATTGAGGCGTTCGTCGGCCCGGCCAAGCCACTGAAGGCCGCCAAGTAGGCCATGCCACGCGGCAACAACGCCCGGGCCAAGGCGGCGCAGTACCGGCAGTCTGAGAAAGGCAGGATGACGCGTCGGATGTATAACATGCTGCCCGAGGTTCGGGCGCGCAAGGCAATCCACCGTGCCGTCAAGCACCACCTGACGCCGCCAGCCATTCAGGTTGGGACGCCGGGCACACCGGGGACGCCGAAAGTGCCGCACACCAGATGAGCACCGTTCGTAAGCTCACCGTCACTCAGGCTGCCGAGACGGCGGGCTGCAACCCGGAGACGATCCGGCGCGCAATCCGGCGCCGCGAGCTGCTGGCCACCCGCGAGCCCACCAAGCGGGGGCGCGGCTACATCATTCTACCGGCCGACCTCTTTTCCTTCATGGAGAAGCGCCGGTTGGGGTAGAATAGCTGTGGTCATCACGGTCGTTCGCGGAGCCGGAACAGTACCCGTCGTATCGGGGGTGCAGAAGACACACCAAACTGCGCCCCCTTGGGTGGCAACCCACTTTGGGGAGGGGTCGGCGAAGCGAACGACTAGACCACCCGTATTGATGGCTCCCGGGTGAGGAGTGGAGAACTCGGCCTTGCCGATTTCCTCCCGACACCTGCCCGGGGGACCTTGCCCGGCGCCCGAGAAGAGGGTGGACAACTCGCTAGCGTTGTAGCTAGGAGCCACTCGATGGGTGAAACTCCCATCCGCCGGGCCTCATCCACAGGATGATCTGAATGACACCCCTTCAGCAAGCCGCAATCGAGTACCTGCAAGCCGGGCTGCACATCCTCGCCCTGTCTGGGAAAAGGCCGAACGGTCGCGTCCATGGCGAGAGCTGGTCGTGGGACGACTCGTTCTTCAATGACGACGGCATGCCACTCACCGATCTGGACTATACCGCCATCGAGCAGGCGTTCTCCGAGGCCAAGGGCACTACCGGCATTGCAATTCTCATCCCGCCTGACTTCCTCGTCGCCGACGTGGACTCGGAGCGGGCGGCGAAGCTGCTCAAAGACCTTGGGTTCCAGAAGACCGACGACACCATCGTCGCGCAGACCAAGAACGGGCTGCACATCTGGTTCTGGTGGCCCGGCGCCGACCGGAACCGCTGGGTTGGAGACGGCCAAGAGCCGGACCCGGCACGGACCCTCCTCTTCAAGGGGCTCGGGGGCTACGTTGTAGCTCCACCGTCTGCCCACTTTGACAACGCCGGGGTCGAAGACGGGTCCTACCGATGGGGCACATCCATCGTTGAGGATGGGCACATTATCATGCCGGACCTTCTGCCTGCCGGGGCGCAGGAGAGGTTTGCCCTCGATGACCAGTTCTCCGAAACGACACCGCCCAAGGAAGCCATGTCCAGCTTCACGCTAGTTCCCGCCAAGGGCGTGCCATGGTATCTGTGGGAGAAGGTCTGGAGCTACAACACGGAGGGGCTGGAGAAGGCCATCGAGAACGCGGCCGACGGGAACCAGAACAACATGATCCACTGGGCCGCTTGCGTTGCTCGGGATGAGGGCGTACCGTTGAATGTCTCAATGGATCGCCTATTGGCAGCCGCAACAAGGGGTGGCCACCCCCGCAACCGAGCCCGTGACACCATTAAGGGCGCTTACAAACGCGTGCCTCGTGGCTAGCGCCGAGGAGCAGTTCGAGGCATTGCGCCAAGCAGTCCACCTGACCTCTCGGGACGATTACTTCGCGACGATGCTGGCCCAGTCCAGTCCGCTCGGCCTTGGTGACAAGGTGCGCTATGACCACTCCACGGACCTGTGGCATATCTGGAACGACATCATCTGGAAGCCCGACAGGGTCGATGGCGTCCACGAGCTGGTCCGCGACCGCCTGTACGCTTGGCTTGGAAGCAAGGTCATCAATCCGACCGACGACTCCGCGAAGACCTACGCTACGTTCCTCAACACGTCCAAGAAGAAGTCCGTGCTGGAGGCGCTCCGCACTATGCCGGGCATTGCAATGTCCGGCGAGGAGTGGGACACGCAGCCGACCCTGATGGGCTTCAACAACGGAGTGCTCGATCTGGAGACTCTGGTGTTGGATAAGAGCCCGGACCCGGCGCTGCACATCAGTCGCTCGACTGGGTTCGACTGGGACCCGGAGGCCGATGCCTCGCTGTTCACGGCGTTTATTGAGGACATTACGTCACACGACCCGGATGTCGCCGTCTACGTCCTCCGGTTGCTCGGGTACTCAATGATCGGGACCAACCGTGAGCAGAAATTCTGGATGTGGGTCGGGAGGGGCTCGAATGGCAAGGGGCTCCTCGCGCGCACGGTCGAGAAGGCGCTGGGCAACTACGCCTACTCACCACCGGACACGCTCTACATGGCGAACAAGATGGGATCGTCCCGGTCGGATGCAGCTCGTCCCGAGCTGCTGAAGCTCCAAGGGGCGCGGTTCACGTTCATGTCGGAGCCGCAGGGCCAGAAGTTCAACGAGGAGATGCTGAAGGCTCACTCGGGAAACGATCCCATCGAGGCCCGGACGCTCTATTCCGCGCGGTATAAGAGCTTCACGCCGACGCACAAGATCGTCTTCCTGACCAACGAGATGCCCAAGACCGATGACGTCGGGCCGTCGATGCAGCGGCGCGTGCGGGTCGTGAAGTTCCTAGAGGACTACGGGCCGGAGTCGGGCCGAGCCGATAACACGCTGGAAGATCGCCTCCAGACACCCGAGGCGTTGCAGGCTGCTCTCTACGTGATGGCCGTTCAGGCGTATCACTACCTGAAGACGAGCAGCCTGCCGGAGCCGCATCAGGTAACTCTCTGGTCGAGGGCCTACATCACCGAGAATGACCCCATCTCGTCCTTCACCGAGGTCATGTGCGTTGAAGACCCGAAGGCGGAGGTCAAATCGGGCGTGCTTTACAAGGCGTTTGACGCCTTCTGTGAGCAGAACGGGTACGAGTCTATGTCCCTGAACGCCTTTGGACGGGCGGTTTCGGCCCGATACCCGCGTAGATTGCGCAATTCGGGCAGCTTCTACACCGGCATTCGCCTGAAGAACATGACGGACGGGGCCGCAGACGATGATGGATGACGACATCGTGCAACTTTCCACAGAATTCGGGCTACGCCGGTCGATTTCGATGCTCCAAGACGACCCGAAGGCTGCCAAAGAGGCGTTTCACGCAGTTGCGGCCGGGTTCTGCCCCCATTGCGGGGTTAAGCACCGCACCATCACCCCGGATCAGTGCGCCGACCGCCACGTGAGCGAGCGAACGCTCCAAACCCGGGTCGTGGACCGTGCCAAGCGGCGCGGATGGAAGGTTGCGCACGCTGGGCGGGGGATAGCGGCCTTTGACAAGGCGGGACAGCCAATTTTCCTCACCGCAATGAGTAAAGGGTGGCCAGACCTCTTCCTGCTCAACGTGAAGCAGCGTCGCGCGCTCGCCATCGAGCTGAAGCGCGAGGAGGGCGAGGTCGAGCCCGAGCAGATCGAGTGGTTGCAGGCCATGAATGCCTGCGGTGTGCCCGCCGTGGTCATCCGGCCGTCCGATTTGCGTGAAGGCCGCGTAAATGCGATCCTTGGTCCTCAATGACAATTGACGCCACATGCCCGGTATGCGCGAACCCCAATCGCCGCCGCCTTATCGAGCTGGGACTGAACAACAAGATGGACGCAATTGGGTTGGCGGCCCTATGGGACGACCTCACGTCGAAGATCATCCAGAAGCACACGCGGCACACGGACTTGCGCAACCTCGTGGTGGTGACGACCTCCCCCTCCCGTGAGCGGGTAGAAAACCTCCAGCGCATGCAGCTTGACGAAATCGAGCGGCGCGTGGCGCTGGCGCAGCAGGAAGCCGGTCGGCGGAACGACGCCATTGACGATGCTCGCGAGATGGGGGTGGAGGGCGCGGACGCGCTGCCCTACCACGACTGGTCCGAGTATTTCAATATCCTCGACAAGGACGTGCAGGCCGCCATCGGGTCAATCCAAAGGACGCAGGGGCTCAGCGACAAACGCGAAACGTCGCAAGGCGCCCTGAAGCTCGGCCTATTCGAGGCCATGGCCAACGCCGGGCTGGCGCCCAAGTCGCTCATCGGTGGTCCCGAGGTCAAGGTCCTGCCACCCGGAGATACTGATGGCGGAGTCTGAGTTCGATCTTTGTCGGTGGGACCCGGTCCGGTTTGCGGATGTCTTCCTTGGGATCAAGCTCCACCCGGGGCAGAAGCGCATGGTGCAGGCGTACATCAAGCGCACGACCTCGCTCTGGCGAGCCTACTACTACTGGGTAATGGTCGCGGCCGGGAACCGCGCGGGCAAGACGCTCGCGCTGGCGGTCATCATCCTGCACTCGTGCGTCTACCGCACTGGGCTGGAGCCCCCCAAGGTGGGGGCCAGTCAGGCTGAGCTGAAGCGGTTTAGCTCACTGCCCTACCACTGGTGGCATTTCGCCGTCGAGCAGGCTCCGGCCGAGCAGGTCTTCCACGAAATCATCAACCTCCTCGGCGGGTCGCACCCGGCGCAGAAGGCGGGCTGTCCGTGGTCTGACGCCGTCGGCGGTGCGGATAAGATCGCTAAGGCTACTCAAACTGAGGGCGTTGACTGGACCGAGGGGCCGAAAGAGCGCGGCGAGTACGCGTGGATCGCGTTTGCGGCCGATCTGGGCGGCGCTCAAATCCACTTCCGGTCCACCAAGGCGAAGGCGCTGTCGGCCATCGGGCAGAACATGCACGGATTGTCATTCGATGAGGCCGGGTTGCAGGAGTCGCCGAGCCTGCGCTACCTCACGGAGGAAATCATGCATGCTCGGCGGCTCTCGACCGGCGGGCAGTTCATCCTCATCTCCACTCCGTCAGCCGACACGAGCACCGAATTCGAGGACCTGTGGTACACGGGCGACCCGACCGATCCCTTCCGCGACCCGCGTCGGTTCTCGATGCAGATGAGCACCCGGGAGAACGTCGGCTACGGTATTGACAGGGAGTCCTTCGAGGCACTGATCCTGCATCAGCCGGATGCGTGGGTCGAGCAGAACATCGATGGCATGTTCATCCAAGCGCAGGGCGTGTGGTTCAACTCCGAGTCCGTCCGGGCGGCGTTCAAGGACGACTTGCCGGAAACACAAGAACCACAAGGCAAGGGGCATGTCTACGCTCATGCGCTGGACCCGGGGCTCAACGACAAGTGCTGGTCGCTGGTCGCCGAGATGGACGAAGCCGGGAGTCTGACGGGCGTCAGCCTTGACCGGCAGGAGGGTAAGCAGACCACGCGCGGCATCGTGGCGCTCGGCGCGCGCGACCACGCGCGGTACGCTGCTGGCGGGTCGGAGATTGAGACTGGCGTAGACCACACCGCGCTTGGCGGGCACATGTTCAAGGAACTGCTGGAGGAGTCGATCCCGGTTGTGCGTACAATTGAGTTCGGCGGCGTCATCAAGACCAAGCGGCAGCTCCTCTCCGACCTGCGGACCGCCTTTGACGAGGGTCGCATCCGCCTCCCTGCGTCTGGCAACTGGGCCGAGATGCGGAAGCAATGCCTGAACTACAAGCTGGCCGACCGAAAGATGGAGCAGGACCTTGTGATGTGCCTCGCCATCGTCGTGAAGCTGTCGCGCTCGCTGCCGCTGCCGGGGCAGGCGCCCGTTGGGGCCTTTGTCTTCGGCGCTCCTGAGCGGCCAGAGCGCATCGGCATCGAGGGTCGGCTGATGACGGCACAGGAGCGTCTTTTCTCTGGGCAGGACATGACTCAGACGACAGTTGCGCCGCTGCGGCGACCAGAGTAGACTTCCCCCACACGCCCAATGGACAGCCAATACTCCAACCTGACACTTGCCGTCGGCCTTGAAATTGGGGACGGGCCGTCCATGACGGTCCAGCGACAGCTTCAGGACCGGATCATGGGCATCAAGACCGAGCACGACCGCTTCGTGGTGGAGTGTCGGCGCAATGACGCCCTGTTCTACTCCACGTCCTATACGGCGTTCGGTGCGGACATCTGGTCGGACGATCCGAACCTGAATATCGACGGGCGGTCGCACGTCTCGCTGAACAACCCGCACGTCTACGTCGAAATCCCGGCTGCTCTACAGGCTCTTCCAGCCGTTGAGAACATGGTGGCCATCGAGGACTCCGAGTCCGGTCGCTCCGACGCAAACGCCATGGAGCGTATCCGCGAGTCGTGGCGTGTGCAGGAGCAGTGGCAGTTGAAGCGCCACAAGGCGGCCACGCTGAAGGCGCTCTATGGGCGTACCGCCTCGTTCGTCTATCCCGACCCGGCCAAGCAGTCAGCCTGCGCCGACGTAGTCATCAACCCCCGCAATCTCTACATGGGGTTCAAGGATGACAATTACGACGAGCTGGAATGGGCCGCGCAGGTTACGCTCGTAGACCCGAATACGGTCGCGGAGCGGTACAGCGTCATAGTTGACGTCAAGGCGCTCGACAATGGCACTTCCATTCCGTGGATCGCAGGGATTATCGACACCGTTAGCATGAACATCGCCCGCCCCGAACTGAATTGGGGTCCCATGCGGATCGAGGTCTGGGACTACTGGTATCGCAAGGTGGGCAAGCCCGGTAAGCGCGGTGAGCAGGCCAAGATGGAGACGTGGAACGTCATCGTCGTCGGCAACGAGGTCGTCCGCAACGAGAAGTACGACTACTACGAGGGCGTGATCCCCTACGTTCCCCTGTTCAACACCTTCGTTCCGGGGCTGCCGACCGGGCGTTCCGAGCTGCACGACATGGAGCAGCTCATTCGCGAGAAGATGACCCGGATCACGGCTGGCGCCCAGATGATCCAGAAGGCCACGGCGGGCGATTACTGGCAGATCACTGGCGAGAATGCTCCGGCGCGTGGCTCGGCGGCAGTCAAGCCGATGCTCAACCAGACGGTCAGCCCGGGGCCGGGCAACCGCTTTGAGGCCATCGCGCCGTACATCGCCGAATTTCAATTGGAGCAGTTCCTCGGGCGCCTCGACCGCGAGATGGCCGTCATCTCCGGGCTCAACGACCTTCTGCTCGGGCTGGCGCCGTCTGCCGTGCTGAATAGCTCGAAGGCCATTAACGCGCTGGTTGCTAACTACGAGGCGCGGCTGTCCATGCGCCGCCTCCTGTTCTTCGAGTGGGACCGCAAGACGTGGGATTTGACCTGTAAGGTCTGGTCCAACATGAAGGGCGACAATGGCGCGTTCCTGAAGAAAGTGCTGAAGAATGGTCAGCCCCGGCTCGACATCGAAGACCCTTCGCTCAGCCCTCGGGACGAGATGGAGACCTCCCAGCGCGCCGCCAACCTCGTTGGCTCCAAGCTCTGGTCGCAGGCTCGCGGCATGGATGCCGTTGGCGTGGACGACCCCGAGCAGGAGCAGAATATCATCCGTCGCGAGAGCACGGACGCTACCCTGTGGCCGGATCGGGTGAACCTGATGGTCCAGCTCATGACTGCGTTGAATGCGGCATCCGCGCAGATGCCGCAGAACGCGCAGAAGCAGGTCGCGGGCCAGCAGGCGTCTGGCGCGGCCGACCTTCAGAGCGCGCTCGGCATGCAGACTCCGTCCAACCTACCGAACGGCGCAGCCGAGGGCAATCCCGGCATGATGCCACCCGTTGCGGGTGGCCAGAACAGTCCGTTCGCGCAGGGGCCGCAGGGCGCTACTGCGCAGGGGGGGCCGCAGCCCACGGATGTCCAGTCCATGATCCAAGGTGGCAAGTTGACCGGGCGCATCTTGAACAGTACCAAGACGCCGCCCGGCAAGCTTGGACGTAGATAGTGGCTCGCCGAGGCAGCTTCGGCCTGCAACCCCGAGTCGCGCCGAACGTCACTAACCAGATCGTCGCGCTGGCGCGTGAGTATGTCGCCAAGCGGGACGCGATGATAATGGACGCGTGGAAGAACGGTGGCACGTTCGAGGGCAAGAAAGCCACGGACGACATGGTGCTCGCGTACTGGCAGGAGCGCGAGGTAGGGCTCGACAAGAACGATCCTGAATACGAGGGGACCAAGAACCAAATCATGCAGCTCCAGTACGGGATCGCGCAGTCGAAGGCCGACGTCCTCCACGTGCAGGGCAAGTTGAGCGACACGGCGTACGCGCAATTCTTCATCAACTGGGCCAAGAAAATCCCGCAGAACAGCGAGTTCTATCGCACCCTCCAGAAGGACGCGGCTGGGCTCATCGAGTCCGCCAAGGCGAAGGGCGTGGCGAGCGCCAACGCCGCCAAGACCAAAGCGTTCAATGAGTTCGTCAAGGGGACGACGGCGCAGGACATTGCAATAGGCGACGCCATGACGGGCGCGTTGACCGACCTGTCGAAGACGACCGGGCTGAGCATCACCGGCAACGGCGACGAGCTGTTGTCGCTATTGATGCAGAACGTCAAGGCCAATCCGACCCAGTATCGCGTGCTGTTGGACACTATCAAGGCGGGCGATCCGCACTGGGACGGCACCCTGACCGAGGGCTACTTCAGCCAGCACATAAAGGCCGCCACCGACGGGTACACACTCATCGCGGATCGCGCGCAGAAGGATGGCTACGTGTCCGCGTACGCGAGCGCCACTAACGGCATGGCCTCGATGGCGTCGTGGGGCCAGAACTTGAAGGTCTGGCCCGTGGCGCAGTCCTATTCCGTCGCCGAGAACGCGTGGCTAAAGGTCATGGCCGATCCCAATTCCTCGCAGATGGAGAAACTCTCTGCGTCGAATGCGTATAGCACGGCTCTGACGAAGCTCGCGGCCACGCCCGGGATGGACGTCGGGTCGAAGACAATGATCGAGGCTGACGCGGCGCGCCTGCTCGGGCAGGACGCTGGCGATAGCCCCTCGTTCGGTACTTCGATGCTCGGTCGGCCCGGGGTTGACCCCCAGACCGCAGGGTTCTTGACGGCTCTGGTCCAGACCAAGGCTGCCATGGACGCCAATCCCTCTGCATGGGCTTACGCTCCCGTGGATGCCAAGGGGCAGTTCGATGCGACTGGTCAGGGCGCGCTCGGTATGGTCCCCGCAGGGCAGGTGCAGCCGGGCGCTGTGGGCGTGATGATCCCCGGGGCCGACGGCAAGGCGATCTTTGCGATGGTGATGGCCCATTCGGTTTACACTGTGGACCCGAGCAATCCCAACGGTGCGCCGCAACTCGCTGGGCATCAGGTCAGTTACAACGTGGGCGGGAAGACCGTTGAGATGTGGGGCTACAAAGACGCGCGTGGCGAGCCTCAGTGGTCTCTTATTTCACCGCTGGCTAATGGCTCTAGCACTACCCAAGATAACAAGGGCAATATCTTCGTGACTCCGGCGTCGTCCGTCAGCCTGCCTCAGCAGATCGCTGGTCTATCAGCGGGGTTGACCGATGCCGAGAAGGCCACTCTTGCGGCGGGCGGTAGCGTCACGACCACGTCCGATACATCTGCCTCGGGCAAGGCCGGGGTGAAGACGTCCATTACGTTCTCTGCGAGTACCGGCTCCATTACGTCCAGCACAAAGATCGACCAGATCGACGCGGGCGGATCGGTGATTGAGTCCCAGACGACCCCGGTGCAGCTCACCACGGCAACGGGGTGGAACGCCGCATTCAGCCAGTCTCGCATCACTGCCGGGAGTGTGCCGGGTATTACATTTGCCTCGCCCTTGGCCCTGTCCGTTCAGGCCGCGAACGACACAATGACGCAAGATCAGGTCAGCAAGTACGTTTCTGATCCGGGCTTCCAAGCGGCGTTCATGAGTCAGACTATGCAGACTCTTGGTATTCATGATCCGACCGACTCGCGCGTTGCGGAAGCATGGCGGGCCATCTCGGCTACCGCTACCGCCCCCGCCGCGCGTCAACTGCAAGAGGCCACGCATCGGTCCGATCTGAATTATCCGGGCGCGCCCGCGTCTGCGGCGGTCAATCCGCTCAGCATCACGTTCGGGCACCCGGAGTTGCGGTTCCCGGGGATGCCCGGTCAGATCACAGATCACTTCCAGCAGCAGCAGGGCGCCCCTAGTGGTGGCATTCAGCCTCAGCTCTTGCCGGGGCTTGGGCTTGGAGTTCCGTCGCAGACGCCCACTGGTAGCCCGGCGCCCAGCATCACACCGACTGGCCCGACGCCGACACCGTCTCCGACGGCCATTGCTCCTGCCGCAACCCCCGTTCCGACGGGTTACGTGCCTGCTCCGACGAGTGCCCCGGTTCCGCAGCCCTCTGACTACGGTCGTGGCAAATGATTGACTGGGGTAAGGTCGGTCCCGCCAACGCTCCCGGCCCGACCGCACCTACCACCACCACGCCGGTAGCCCCGGTTGCTCCCGGCGCTATGCAGGCGCCTGAGCCGATGAAGTTCGGCACGGGCTCGATGCAGCCCGGCGAGCTGACCATGACGCAGGTGCAGAAGGATCAAATGAGCCCCGGCGACACCATTGGGCGTGGCTGGGACCAGCTCGGGAACTTCTTGTTCGGCGAGAAGTCAGTCGCGCACAACACGCCTCTTGCCGATATTGTCGGTGGCGTTGGAGCCGGGATCGGGAAGGTGGCTGGCTCGCTTGGCGCTGGGGTCTACAAGCCGTTCGAGGTGGGGGCGAATGTCCTGCACGCGATCCCGCTGGGCTGGGTGCCGGGTGGCGCCGACGAGACGTTCGGGAAGATCGGCGCCTACGCTCAGGCGAATGACCCGGCGCTTTATGACAAGTGGCAGAAGGTTGACGCCGCTGCCGCCGGGCAGTGGGGCGCGGGAGACCTCCACGCTAATTTCAATGTCGAGGCCGAGAAGTATCTTGATGACCAGCGTCATGACTCAGCCCTCGGAACCGATCAGACGCTCGCCATTGGGAAGGAAGGCATTGGCTCTGTCGGTGGTGCGTTGTCGAGCGCCATCGGCGCGTTCCTTGGCCTTGGTAGTGGCTTCGCTCAGAAGTCCCTTGGGGACATCGGATTTTTCAATCCGGCTGATCCGACTACTGGCGCCAATCGTGTCAACAATCCGCTGACAGGGCAGCCGATGACGCGCGTGGAGGAGTCTGCGCAACGGCTCGCCGCTGGGGGCGCTGTCTCCGAAGTCGAGCAGAAGGCCATTGACGCCGTTGCGTCGGGCGAGTGGTCGATTGACCACGCCAACACGTACCTTGTAACTCACGGGCAGGGCATCTCCAAGGACCCGCTGACGCAGATCGTTGGGTCTGTCGTCACGGACCCCCTGACTTGGGCCACGATGGGCGCGGGGGGTCTCGCCAAGATGGGCAAGGTCGGTGCTGATATTGCCGAGTCTGGCCTACAGGCAACGACCGCGTATGAGAAGGCGTCCGTGGTCATCAACGCCGCGCAGAAGGCGCGCCCGCTTGCTGGTGTCGTCCCCGACCTGCCAGCCACCTACGGCAGGTTGGCGAGCATGATGAATACCGTCAAGAACGGCGAACTCGGCGGCGCCCTGCGGATCATGCGCGGGATGATCGACCCACTGTCTGTCTACAAGCCGTCGAGCGTGGAGAATGCCGTGACGGACTTGGCCAACGGGCAGGCGTTGGACTCCCTCAGTCGTGGCTACGGGGCACAGACCATTACGGATTGGCGTGCCCTCACCCGCGAGGCCGGGCTGACGACCGAGGGGGACAGCGCTCTCGGGGCGTACGCCAAGGACCAAGCGAACCTGATGATTATGACGAAGGCCCAGAAGTCGATGCTGAATGAAGGTCTGGGCGAGGACATGGTCCACGGGAATGTGGGCAGTCCCGACGCGCTCTCCGGCGTCCTGACCGAGAACGCGGCCAAGGACGGGGGAACGGAGCTGGCTGACCACATTCAGCGCGTGGCGAAGAACACCTTTACGGCGGAGGAGGATGCCCACCTTGCGGGTCGGCTCGCCACCACGCTCGGGCACGATGTGCCCTACTGGACGCAGAAGATCGCGGGCATGTCGAACGAGCTGAAGTCGCTGGCTCATGCGCAGACTTTCAAGCTGACGGAGGTTCCGTTCGAGCAAGCGCGCGCCGCCGTGGACATTGGGAGCTACGCGGGCGATTTGCCAATCCGCAATCTGACCCTCGTGTCCGCCGATACGCTCGACAACATCACGGCCGAGTCCGTCATCGCCAACATCCGAGATACCCTGAAGGCGCCAGTAGCGGAGATGCCAGACCGGCTTGCCGCCGCCACGAGCGAATGGAACAGGCTGGCCCAGCGTTACCCCCTCATGGACAATATCGGTTACGCGCCCGGCGGCAAGGACCAGCTTGAAGCCATGGTCGCGCAACTGGAGAAGAAATTGCAATCTGGCGGCATCACCCGCATCCTCACGGATGAGGAGCTGGCCACCCCCGAGCTGAAGGCGATGCGC